GAGATTTACATGATGCTGTTCGCCACCAAAGCCCGCCAGGCCAAGGCGCTGCTGACTGACGTCGTCGTGGGCTCGGGTACCGAGAAGCCGTGGACCATCCAGCCGACACCGGACCCAGACCTGCCGCCCGCCGAGGTGGACCAGATCATGCAGGCCACGCAGCAGCTGGTCATGCAGGCTGAGATGAGCGGGCTGCCCATGTCCATCGCGGACATCCGCCAGATGCTGGTGGACGCCAAGCAGGCGCTGGAGAACCAGGTGATGGAGACGGCCCGCATCTACGCCCAGCGCGCCGAGAAGAAGATCGAGGACATCTGCGTGGAGGGTGGCTGGCTCGACGCGATCGACCAGTTCCTGGACGACCTGATGGTGTTCAAGACGGCGTTCCTCAAAGGCCCTGTGGTGCGCAAGGTGCCTCAGCTCAAGTGGGAGCAGGGGCCTGACGGGACGTTCCAGCCGGTGACGACGGCTGAGCAGCGCCTGGAGTTCGAGCGCGTCGATCCGTTCAACATCTACCCCGCGCCGTGGAGCAAGACGGTGCATGACGGGTTTCTGATCGAGCGCCACAAGCTCTCCCGCGCCGACCTCAACGCGATGATCGGTATCGACGGATACAACGAGGCGACCATCCGTGAGGTGCTCAAGGACCACGGCTCCGGCGGGCTGCACGAGTGGCTCAGCGTGGACACGGAGCGCGCCGCCGCGGAGGGGCGTGACACCCTGTCAGCCAGCACTGAGCGCTCGGACCTCATCGACGCCTTGCAGTACTGGGGCTCCGTCAGCGGTGCGATGCTGCGTGAGTGGGGCATGGGTGAGGACGAGGTGCCTGACGAGACCAAGGAGTACGAGGTCGAGGCCTGGCTGATCGGCACGCACGTCATCAAGGCGGTGATCAACCCCGACCCGCTGCACCGCCGGCCCTACTACGCGGACGGCTACAGCCGCATCCCGGGCGCCTTCTGGCACAACAGCCTCTTCGACTGTATCCGCGACTGCCAGGACATGTGCAACAGCGCCGCACGCGCGCTGGCCAACAACATGGGCATCTCCTCCGGGCCTCAGGTGCAGATCAACGTGGACCGCCTGCCCGCCGGCGAGAAGCTCGACGAGATGTTCCCGTGGAAGCTGTGGCAGGTCAGCTCCGACCCCATGGGCGGCTCGGGCAAGGCGATCGACTTCTTCCAGCCGGGTAGCAACGCCAACGAGCTCATGGGCGTGTTCCAGCGGTTCAGCGAGATCGCCGATGAATACTCGGGCATCCCACGCTACATGACGGGCCTGGCAGGCGGGGAGGGCGGCGCTGGCCGCACCGCGTCGGGCATGAGCATGATGATCACCAACGCCTCCAAGCAGATCAAGCAGCTGCTCTCCAGCATCGACCTGCACGTCATCAGCCCGTCCATCGAGCGCACCTACCAGTGGCTCATGCAGTACGACCCGGACTCCGGGCTCAAGGGCGACCTGAAGATCGTAGCCCGCGGCGCACTGTCCCTGGTGACCAAGGAGGCTGCGCAGGTTCGGCGCAATGAGTTCCTGGCCGCCACGGGCAACCCGGTTGATCTGCAGATCATGGGCATCGAAGGGCGCGCTGAGATTCTGCGCGAGGCCGCCAAGGGGCTCAATCTCAACCCCGATAAGATCATCCCGTCGCTGTCGGTGCTCAAGCAGCGCGCAGCCATGGCACAGATGGCCGCCATGCAGCAACAGCAGGCGGCTGCAGCCCAGGGTAATGGTCAGGAGCTGATGGATGGCGCACCGGTGACAGACAACTATTCACCAAAATAGCCAAAACCTATTGACAAACCGGGTGTGATATGATCACAATTGACCGTAACGAAGAGCTTGAACTGTTTGCCTTCCTAGCTCGGCAGCCGAAGCTGAGGGAATGGATCAACGCCAAGCTCGACATGGAACTTCGAGTCCTTGTCCAAAACAGCGACGTCGAACAACTGCGCAAAGCTCAAGGGAAAGCCCAGCTGCTACAGCAGATGATCGAGTTGATGGACAAGGCCCCCGCTGCTGTTAGGCAGTAACCGATCACCCCGGCGCAAGCGTGCCAGCGCCCGCCGGATTTGTAGACCTGAGAGGCCGATGGCTTCAGGAGAAAATTCATGGCACTGCCCCCGCAAATTCAGGCTCAAGTCGAGGCCGCCGATGCAACGCTCGCTGCGATGAACAAACCGGCGGAGTACCTGCAGACGCAGGAACCGATCACTGACCAGCCAGCCCCGAAGGAGGTAGAGCCGCAGCCACAGGCTGCTGCTCCCGCACCGACCGCACCGCAACCCGATCCATGGGAACACAAGTACAAGACCCTCCAGGGCCGGTACAACAGTGATGTCCCGAAGCTGCAGGCGCAGGTTTCCGAGCTGAAGACCCAACTCGAAACCGCCATCGCCAAGCTGGAAGAAGTGGCCAAGCCGGCTGTGCAGGAGAAGAAGCCCGTGGCGGACCCACAGGATGTTGAGGCCTTCGGCCAAGACCTGGTGGACATGGTGCAGCGTGTTGCCGAGCGTATGTTCGGCGGTGCAGCCGCAGAGTTTCAGCGTCAAGCAGCTGCATTCGAGCAGCGGCTGGTCAAGTTGGAGGGAGCGCTCAAGGGCACGACCGAGACTGTGGCCATGACGGCTGAGCAGGCGTTCTTCGACCGACTGACGAAGTTGGTGCCGAACTGGGAAGAAATCAACGTGAATCAGGCGTTCCTCGCCTGGCTCGCAGAGGTGGACCCGGTGTACGGCCAGCCCCGTCAGGCTGCTCTGGATGCCGCCCAGCAGTCCCTGAACTCCGAGCGCGCCGCCAACGTGTTCAAGGCGTTCATGGCGACCCAGCCCCAGGCACCGAAGACCAACCCGGTGGACAAACAGGTAAGCCCCAAGGCTGCAGCGTCGGCTGCACCGACCGCAACGGACAACAAGCCCATCATTACACAGGCCCAGATTAAGGCCTTCTACGACGATGTGGCGCGAGGTCTGTACCGCGGTCGGCAGCAGGAGATGCAGCAGGTTGAGGCCAAGATCAATGCCGCCATTGCCGAAGGCCGAGTGAGGTAAGCAGGTAGGGCGGGAGAGTTTTTTCTTAGGAGTGCATCATGGCAGTCATTCGCAATAACGACGCTGTCTTTCCAGTACAGTCGCCGTTCAACACGACCCCGCCCTACTCGGGTAACTTCATCCCGACCGTCTGGTCGGCCAAGCTGAACGCCAAGTTCTACGCCGCTTCGGTGTACGGCGACATCGCCAACACCCACTGGCAGGGCGACATCGGCAGCATGGGCGATAAGGTGGTGATCAACACCGCCCCGACCATCACCGTGGCCAACTACACCGTTGGCGGTGGCGTGAACTACCAGGTTCCTACGCCTGACGCGCAGGAGCTCGTGATCGACAAGGGCAAGTACTTTGCCTTCCAGATCAACGACGTGCTGGAGTACCAGGCCAAGCCCGACCTGATGGACATGTTCGCCGGTGACGCCGCCGAGCAGATGCGCGTGGCCATCGACTCGAACGTGCTGTACAACACCGTCTTCCAGGGGGCTGCAGCCAACAAGGGCCCGAACGCGGGTGTGAAGTCCGGCGCTTACGCCATGGGCACCGACGCCGCCCCTGTCACCCTGAACGCCACGAACGTGGTGCAGAAGGTGCTGGAGATGGCCTCGATCCTGGACGAGCAGAACGTGCCCGAGAGCGATCGCTACCTGGTCATCGACCCGCTGACCCGCGCGCTGCTGTTCCAGTCCGATCTGGCCAGAGCCTACTCGACCGGCGACGCCACCAGCCCCGTGCGCAACGGCAAGATCGGTACCATCGACCGCTTCACCGTGTACGTGACCAACCAGCTCCCCCGTGGTGCTGCTGGTACCGGCGCTGCTGCTGCGTGGATTTCCGGTGACGGCACCGAGAACAGCATCCAGCCCGCTGGTACGCTGGCCAAGCGCCGCGTCATCATCGCTGGTCACAAGAGCGCGATCACCTTCGCCTCCCAGATCACGAAGATGGAGACCATCCGCAACCCCAACGACTTCGGCGACTACATCCGTTCGCTGAACGTCTACGGCTTCAAGGTGGTCAAGCCCGAGTCTCTGGCGCTGATGATCGCCGCTTGATGCTAACGCGTTAGCTGTGTACAATGGGGCAGCCTTCGGGCTGCCCTTTTGTTAGGCGAGCCATGAAACCGATCAGCGACTTCTTTCCGCGAATGCTGCCTTACCTGCCCGGATGCTCTGAGCCCCTGGCGGCGCAGGCCATTCTGGACGCCGCTATCGTGTTTTGTGAAGACGCCCAGGTGGTGCGTGAGGAACTCGACGGGTTCGTGACCGTGGTCGGCGAGAAAAGCTACGAGCTGTACGCGCCGGCGCAACAGCAGATTGCCCGAGTTCTGGATGTGACGGTCGATGGCCGCAGCATCCCGGGCATTGCGGCGGAGGATGTGGACCTGCTGGTGGGGGCGGAAGGCTCTCCGACGTCGTTCTACACCAGCCGCAACGGCTCCGAGCTGCTGCTCAACCTGTTTCCAACGCCGGACAAGGCGTATCAGGTTCAGGTCCGTGCGGCGCTACGCCCCACCCGCAATGCCACCCAACTGGAGGACGACCTGTTCAACCTCTGGTCGGACGCGGTTATCGCTGGCGCGATGGCCCGAGTCATGGCCATTCCTGGCCAGCCTTTCTCTGACCCAGCCGGCTCGGCTGGCTATGGCGTAGCAGCCGCCCGCGCTGCTAACAAGGCCCGAGTTGAGGGCAACTTCGGTCGGGTACGCGCCAACATGCGCGTGCGCAGCCGTCCCTTTGCGTGAGGTAACACATGTCCATTTCCGCCCAATCCATCATCCGCCGCTGCGTCGAGACGCTGCAAGACACCACCTCGATTCGGTGGCCGGTGCCTGAGCTGGTCCGCTACCTGAACGATGGTCAGCGTGAGGTGGTCATGTACCGCCCCGACTCGATGGTCACCAACCAGACCGTCACTTGCGTCGCTGGCTCCCGCCAATCGCTGCCGGCCAACGGCGCCAAGCTCATCGAAGTGGTGCGCAACGCCCGCTCCGCCGGCACCCGCCGGGCTGTGCGCATGGTCAACCGCGAGATTCTGGACGCCCAGACCCCCGGCTGGCACTCCTTGACCGGTCAAGACGACATTCTGCACTTCATGTACGACCCGCGCGACCCTCGCGTGTTCTACGTGTACCCGCCGGCAACCGCCAACACCCAGCTGGACATCGTGTACGCCGCCTACCCCGCAGACATTGCAGAGCCGGCCGATGGCTCGCTGTTTACTGCTGTGGTGGGCAACATCAACCTGCCGGACATCTACGGCAACGTGTTGCAGGACTACATCCTGTACCGC